AGAACTGCTCATCACGACTTTCAATCATATAAATCTCCACATAATATAGAATAGAGAGGGATTATACCCTCTCTGAAATTAAAACTCAAATGTAGAATCTGCTTCCACTGCTACATAATAAACCAAGTCACTGTTTGGAGATTTAAAACGAGAAATCTTTTTACTTGAAATTGATACTTCATAATCTCCTGGAAGCATCTTTAAGTTTTCAACCTTTAAGTTTACCTTAAAAGTTTTGTCAGTAGTTCCAACAGGTTCACTGTAAGAGTTTCCTGTTGCATTCTTTTTATCTCCAACCACTGCTGTGATTGTTGAACCATCACCAACGATTGCCACATCTGCTGCACGAAGAACAGATGCTGTTTTGTTAATCATACTTAACATATTCGCAGACATACTAAAGTTAATTTCTGCTTCAGGGAATGTAATTGCTTTTTGTGGAGCAGTTAGCACAGTTGGGTCTGCAGCAAAGAACTTAATGTTCATGTTACCTTGTTTGATTGAGACAAATTTCTCTGCAAACTCAAGTTCAGGATCGTCAAACAAAGACATCGCACCCAAGAACTCATTGAGATCGTAGATGCCAAAGTCAGGGAATGTCTCCGTGATAGTTGCATCAGCCATCACATTCTTCTGTGCACTGATTGTTGCTAGTTTATTACCACTCTTAAGAAGCAGGTTCGAATTGATCCCTGCGAAATTCTTAATTAGCGATACAGTTTCTTTACTAAGTTTCATTTACTTTTCTCCATTCAAATGATTACATTACTATGTATAAAACATTATACCTCAGAACGAGGTTTTTGACAAATTTATTTTGAATACTTAACATCGTGTTCATATAAGAACATAAGGCAGCACATTGCATGTGCCAAGTGATTCTTTCCAGTTTCGGGATCGTCTTGCTCTCCCTCTTTCCATGCCCATAGATGTCTTTGCATTGCGTCAAAGTATCTTCGTTTAGAGTCTGGAACATTCTTCCAATTATCTGGTTCGTATTTCTCTGCACCAAATGTTAGAATTTCTACAGTCGCTTTTAATGCGAGTGGTGGAAGTAAACCATATTGTAGTTTACCTCCATCAAATTTACGACCACCAGTGGTGGCATTCTGTGACTTTTTGACATCTTCTTTGGTTGCCATAATCTCTCCAAATGAAACAACAAATGGACACTCCGAAGAATGTCCATTGATTACTCACTTATTAGGCTGTACGAGTAAATACAGATGATCCAGCTACTGCATTAGCAATTGCTACCATTTTGCGAGTTGGACGACCAATGCGATACTTAACCACTTCAGTGCCGTTCACAACTGCTGGGTTTGAGTATACACAGTAACCTTGATCACGCAAATTGCGAATAGTGCTGGCAGGATGTGCAATACCAAAAGAGGACTTGATCTGCTTTGCAGTAAACTCTTTACCTTTTTGCAGGTGGGTCAACAACAGTTCTTGTTTAGACATATAATAAATCTCCATAATAAACCATCAAATGAAAAAATCATCTGGGGGATGGCTAACCCCAGATGACACGAAAAATCTTAATTAAACTTCGATGCCATTCTCTTTAAGAATTGCATTAAAGTCTTCTACATCGTCATCCACAGGAATGGAATCATCGATGATTTTTTGCAGACGAGAAGATTCCAATGCATCAGTCTTCTGTGCTTCAACTTGCTTAGGTGCTTTTACTTTAACAGTTTTAGCCTTTGCAAGTTTAGCAACTTTGGCTTTCGCCTTAGTGACTTTTGGAGTCTGCTTGTCAGCGAGTTCTTTGCTGTATGCAGTCATGTCTGACTCAGTAGGCAAGGGAAGTTGATATACACCACGCTCGACTTTGTTCTTGTTGAACAACCAGTTAGGGTAACCAATCTTCTCGTTCTTCGCACCAGTACGCTGGTCACGGAGAGTGTAATAGATCGATGCGCATTCTTTCAAAGTAATGCGACCATCTTTCTTGTATTGTTTGTTGGTCTCAAGAACAGACACAACGAATCGTTTTTGTGACAGGGTCAAGTTTGCAAATTTCAACATAATAAATTTCCTTTTTCAATGATAACAAGATGTAAGTATACTACAGTTTCTAATTAAAGACAAGTTTAAAATGGAACCTCGTCTTCGGGTGTTGCAACTGGTTGCTCCACGACAACCTCTGGTTGTGGATTTGCAACTTTATCATACAAGTCGATGAATGCAGTCTTTGTTGCAGCATCGAAACGATTGCAACATAACTCAACTGCTTTCTGTTCGGTCTTAAAGATTGCATAAGCACGAACAATGTGAATCATACGACGAGTAGTAATAGTTTCATCCACACCACCATCCTCGAAAGTGCGACGAATTGCATCTGCCCACTTTACGAGTGTCTCTGCAAACTCTTCATTTAGACATGAATAAGTTTCCATGAGATTCTTAATAATCTTAACTTCGATCTTCGCATTAGGATATTCCTGTTCGAATGTCACAGCGAATCGCTCCAAGAATGCTTCGTTCAAAATGTTTGTACCGATGTAACGACCATCATCTGAACCCTTACCCTTAGTATTGGCAGTGGCAAAGACGTTGAATCCTTCAGCTGGAACAATCATCTCATTCTTGAGTTTGAAGTAGTATGGTTTACCCTCAAGAATTGGTTGCAAGCAGAGCAGAGTATTGGCAGAGCCAGCATCAATCTCGTCAAGCAAGAGTGCAGTACCATTGCGCATGGCGATAAGAACTGGACCCTCGATAATCTCCACATTACCATTTTCCAATGTTTTGGAACCGATGAGTTGTTCTTCGTCAGTCATCATGTTAAGATTAACACGAATCAATGGACGCTTATGCTTTGCACAAATTTGTTCGACCATCGTTGACTTACCATTCCCAGTTGGACCAGAAATGTATGCAGGATAAAAGATACCTGACTTGATAATATGTTCCAAATCATTGTAGTTACCGAATGGTACAAAGTTCGGATCTTTCTTTGGAATGAGTGCTTCAGTGTTAGTGTAGTCCACAATAAATGATTCTTGTTTTGTTTCAACCTTAGGTTTCAGTGCAGTGTTTCCAACAACTACACCACCATCAATTGCATATAGACCACGACCAACTTTATCTTTCATAAGCCAAAGAGGATATTTCTCAGTCTTTAATGCTTGCATCACAGCCAGCAATTCTGGACGGGATACAGTACCACGAGTTTGCACATCTGGGTGCAATTCGTGCATCTTTGCTTCAAACTGTTCACGGAACAGGGTATCGGTTTTTGCCATCACATTTTCTCCATAATCAAGTATTACATCCATAATTATTACCTAAATCGCAATTAAAGACAAGCATTATTTGCAATAATCCTACACGTCACAGGGGATTAGTTTCCCCTGTAAAAACAACAACTTATGCTACTAGAGCCACGAAACGATTGAGTAGGACTCGGCTAGTCTTCTTGACATTCAAGAATTTGCCAAAGTTTCTTGCAATCGCTTTTGCATTTGCATCTGCCTTTACATCCAACTCACCCTCTTCAATTCTGGTAGAAGATTGTGGGATAATAAACAAGTCATCACGACCAGTGTTTTTGATAGATGCAAACCCTTGTGCACGGAAATCTTTTCTAATCCATCAACTACAATTCTTTGTAATCTTTCAATTGTTTTTGCAAATCTCATATCCATTGCAGCCAATGTAGCTTTTGAATTACCATCTTCTAAATAACCCAAATGTTGTTTAGGTATCTTTAATGCCGCAAACATCTTATTCTTTAAGTAATCTATATCTTCCATCGGTGCGTACTCTAACCCATCTAAGTTTGTGATTTCAGTACCACTATCATTACCTCTAACCGGCAAATAGAAATCTTCCATTAAGTTTTGAACATTATACTTTAAGTTATACTCACCAGTATCTGCGTTCACATATGGAGTTTTCTTTGATTTGTTTATAATTCTTTGGATATATTGGTCTACTTCGTTTGGAGCAATACCACCTACATCAATTTTGAATATTCTTTTTTGAGGAGCTCTTACAATTCTATGGATAATCATTGCATCTTCCATCAATGATAATTGTTTCCATAATCTTCTAGCACCTTCTAATATTGATTTTCCGTAAGGTAAAAAGTTTGTATCTGATAATAATCTAAAATGTGCAATCTCATAATTTTCGTATTCAGTTTTTTGACCTGCTACGAATAATGATTTAGTTGCTAACGGAGTGTGAACAAACTTTACAGCCTGCCAATTGTTTGGGTCAAATCCTTCTACTCTCGTAATTTCATATGCGGATAGTGGTTGAACCCCCACTATACCTAAGTTTTCTGCAATCTCTAAGTGTAAAAAGAAATCACCATACTTAACCATATTTCTAACCCAAGGCCATAAATTGAATTCTACATTTACAACATCATAAAATAGATTAGTTAAGATATCTTTAATATGGTCATTGTTAGTTTTGATTTCTACAATTCTACCATATTCATTTCTACTCGTTGATTCATCTGCGTAAATATCTAATGCAGATGTTATGATTGGATCCTGGTCCATTGAATCATAATCTCTGAATAATTCTTGTCTTATTTGTTGATAAGCCAAATAGTTTTCAAAAGTATTGTTC